AACACCAAGCTTTTGTCTCAACTGATTAGTAAATATAAGAGCTACTCTTTGTCTACCTACCATTTGAGTTACTTTTCTCATAGCTTTAGATAATACGATTGCCTTGGAAGTTGCCCAACCATCTTTACTGTAGTCTGCTTCACTTTCTACAGCTGTTGTAGCTGCAGCCACTGAATCTACAACGATAGATACTAACCTATCTTTACTAGATTCTCTAACTTTAGTAATAATACTTTCTATAACTTCGAAAATATCCTCTACAGTTTCTAACTGGACATATAACATATTTTCTACATCAACACCAATGCATCGAAGAAACTCTTCATTCATTGCATTTTCAGTATCGATATAAACTGCTAAACCACCCTGCTTTTGCGTGTTAGCTAATAAATGAGCAGCTAGTAAAGATTTACCACTACCTTCTAAACCAGTTATTTCGGTAATTCTACCAACTGGTATTCCTCCATTAGCACGATTTGCAATAGCAAGGTCAAGCATTGACGATCCAGTAGAAATCCACTCTGTTAAATCAGTAGGTGTTTCTTCTGAACCATCTAAAAAATATGCTACCTTATAGTCTTTGAATTTTTTATTTAAGCTATCTGCTAATACAGAAGCTAAATCATCTCTCTTTGACATATATTATAACCCCTTAGTTTTTGAATAATTCATCGAATGCTTGATTAACGTCATCAACCTTTTTATTTTCATTAGCTGTTTCTTGAGCAGGTGCAGAAACATCATTACTTTCATCTTCTGGATTTAACCACTCAGCTAATGCTTGTTTAAGATCATCATAAGATACTTCCTTAAATATATCAGTAATCTCTTTTTGACCGTCAGTAATTTTACTTGCTACATCCTTATTGTCAGTAGCTTGAGTTTGATTAGGTTTTACTCTAATCGACGTTTTAGGAAAGCTTCCAGCTCCCTCAGCAGCGATAAATTCAACAGTAACATCTCTTCCGTTCATAACGTCAGTAATATCACCATAATCAGGATCAGCGATAATACTCAATAATTCTTGATATACAGTTTTACCGAATCCCCAGAATTTTACACCTTCACTTTCTTGACCTCTAACAATAACAGGAACATAAGTTCTCATTTTAGGTTCCATTTTTCTAGCCATTTGCCAATCTTCTTTATTACCAGAAGATTTAAGTTGTTCACAGAACTCAACTATTGGATCAGCTTTACCGAAAGTTACGGGTGATAGATAAATCTTCTTACCAAGATTATAATGAAAATATAACTCCTGAAAAGGGTTATCTTTATTATACTGATAAGGTACGATTCTAATTGTTTGTTTGCCCGGTTCGGGCTTCCACAGGTTATTTTGTTTACCTGTTGTAGTTTGCAAGTTAGTTAATTTCTTGCGGATAGCGTCTAAATCAATTGCCATTTTTTAACTCCTATTTTTTATTTATTAATTATTAATTGTCATTTGTTATTCTATAATAAATATCGCCTGACGTGATTTATCCTTTAATATAAGAAATATTTTTCATTCTAGCAACATTTTTACAATGTAAATAGAATTTTTTTAGGTTATGCGGAAATTCTTCCATCATACTTCTTATTTCAAATTTATCAATTCCGAACGTTTTATGCAAAGCATCTACTAATTTTATTAAACGTTCATTCTCTGTATTATAACCATCTTCAAATAATTTATTTCTACGTTTATAATACTTCATTTGAATATCAATATATAGATTATCTCTTTTAGGATCATCAAATCCTTTATAATTTTTTTCAAACTCTTCTAACTCTTCTTTCATCCAATGCATTTCATACTTAGCTTCTTTGAAAAATTGAGGGTAATCGAAATCACCATTTTCTATTTTATCTAGTAGCGGTGCAGAAGGTTTTAATGATTTATGTACAGGAAATCTTCTCCACCAATAAAAAGGTAATCTACTTCTATGTTTAGGTTTTTTAGGTATTCTCATTACTTCCAAAATATTTGAATTAATACTAGTGTTACAGCTAAAATTAAACTTACTAAAGTTTTAGTAGTTATTCCTTCACCCATCATAACATAAGTACATATAGCCATTACTATCATACCAGCTCCAAAACCAACCAATCTACCTGGCCATAACAATCCATCAAATCCTTGTACAACATACTTTGTTGCGATTATTAATATATAAGAAATAGGTATTCCGCATAGAGCAATCAACATAGGATTATCTTTTGGCCATTTCCATATAAACTGAGAGTTAGTTTGAAACCAAATCATAGCTTGACCTACAATAAACAATATAAACCCAATTAATATATTATGCATATCTTTTCCAAATTTTATTTAAGATAGTTTTAGTTTCTCTATTAAACTGAAAATAGTTATTTAACATTCCAGATAATCCTAATTTTACTTTATTTACATAATCCATATCTTTACCAAACATAATACCATTAGGAGAGTCCATAGGCGTATCACCATTCTTGTTCTCCCACGCTCTCATACGCTTAAGCAGTTTAGCTATTTTTATAAGACGCTGGTCTAAATTAGGACCACCATCTACATAATCTCTCCATGTCCATTTTTCATCCATTTCTTAAAATACCTTATAATTCCATAATTCGCCACATTCATCATCTTCATCTACCAACTCTAATAAAAGATCTCTATGACCTAAAATATGTTTAACAGCTGCATAATCAGAATCTGATAGTTTATTCCAATAACCAAATCTAAGGGTTAAAACGTTATTCTTATCAGCGCCAACCTCAACTTGACAATCAACTACTTTTTGAATCTCTACTAATTTTTCTACTTCTATTCTCATAACAATTTTTTTAGTGAATCAGGAAGGATTCGAACCTTCGACCGTCGCCTTAGAAGGGCGATGCTCTATCCAGCTGAGCTACTGATCCGTTATAATATACGAACTTTATTTCGTAAATGCAACAAATAAGCACATACCACCTAAACAAGTAGCAGCCATAAAGAACCCCATTTCGTTCAAAGGATCAGCAAAGTCGATATAATTTAATATATCTCCAGTACCAGTCATCCAAGCGACAACTAAACAAAGGATTCCGAACATAATAATCATTGATTTTTTTGATAACATAACTAAACTTTTCATATCTATAACGTTTTTATTTATATATAAATATAAGAACTATTTTACAATATTCCAACTGTTTTAGGGGGTATTTTTAATTTTTTTTCACTTTAATGTGAATAATATCGTGAACTGCTGTATCTATTCTACGTAGACCATCATCATTGGTAAGTAAAATACAATCTCTGTAATTTTCCCAATCAAGTTGGTACGTAGTGTCAAGTATACCGTTATTTACTATTTCGATTGCTCTATTGAGAGCGTTAATGGTATAAAGGGTATTAGTGTGTTTCTTACGATGTAATGATATAGTTTGTTCAAGCTTTGTATTATCAATTGTTTTATCGATATTATAAGTACACATAAGATCAAAGGTATTATCTTTATCTTCTAATACAAAAATTTTATTGTAAACGATATCATAAGTATCAACAATAGTATCAACCGTTTTTCTCAGCTTTCTTTGATTTGAAAAAGTGCATAATAATTGAGTCTGCATTATATTTTCCCCAACACTAATCTACCTGGTTTAATACTACCACCTGAAACAGAAAATGCTAGTGTATTTTCATTGCCTGATCTCATATCAACTTGCGTGTAGTTTGTACCTGTTTCATTAATTGAATGTAACACAAAAACTTTAACGGCAGCGTGCCCACCTTTTGGAACTATCGAAGAATCAACAACTATACCTGGAATATATTTACCATCCTTTACAGCATCGTTCATTTCCATAGCTTTCAATCTATCCTCTCTAAACTGTTTACCACTTTTTAGGAATTCATATGCTTTACCACTAGGATCAGTACCATATACTTTGAATAGAGGAAGTTCAGTTCTACCGAAATACATTTCTTTTTCTAGCTCAACAAATTCTTCAAGAACTTTAGATACATCTTTTACTGTTCCTGACTCACTTTTTAACATTGCTGTAATATGTTCATATGCCATAAAGTTAATCATTAATTTTAGTGCGTATTTTGCACCTTCATCAATAGATGATGGTTTTCTTAACTCAGGAGCTCTAGATTGCTTAGTACCATCTATACCATCATCAGGCTTATCTAATAATTTTTTTAGATTATTCCACTCTGAATTAGCCATGTTATGAAGAGCTTTAAGTTCTGACATATTTCCCTGTAATGCTAATTGACTGCACATTTTTGCATATTCGCTATATGTATATTTTTTACGAGCTTCTTTTAACTGTCTAACACCTCTATCAAATCTACCTTTCATAAATTTATCTAATTTAGGTGATGGTTTTGAGTATCTAGCAGATAATTTTTTTACAACACTTTTACTAAAATTAGATACTTTAGATTTTACTTTATCAATTAATGTAGTAAAAGTATCTTTTATATATTTTAGACCTTGTTTGAAATAATCTCCAAGTCCTTCAGTTAATATAAACATAGAATCACCATGCTTTATTACTTCATTGGTAAGTTGTAATCTCCATGTATCTTCAGGCGTTTTAGTACCATACATATCTCTAAAACTTTTTACAATTCTACCTAATTGAGCACCACCATCAGATTTTTTATTACTTATTTGATAAAATTCATCCCCAGATTCAGTTGTACATTTTCCTTTGCTATCAAATGTAACTTTATCTTTAGCAATATTAGCTATAAGTGTTGCTGGATTAGATTTAGTTATAATTGTATCAGCTGTATTATCTTTGAAACCTTTAGAATCTAAATTCTCATTACCATAGCCTGCACTATAAAATTTATTGATACTTTTATGGATAAAATTCCACCCTTTACATCCATGCGCTTCAGCAAATTTTTGAATACCAATAGCTAATTGTAATGCTTGTAATAAATCTGGTATTGTTGTAAGTTTACCCTTTAATCCAGAAGCACCAGCTGATTCAGGCCCTAGTGCACTTTCAAATGCAGCTACAGCTGCTTTCTGATCATTTAATGTTACATTAGGATTATTTATTTTATTATAGTGGCTTACAGCATCAAAATACAATCCAGTACAAGCTGCAGATTCTAAAGTATTTTCATCCCACTTAACCATTGAGCCGGATTTACCTTTTTGAACTTTACCAAACATACCTCCAAGCTTACCTTTAGGTCCAGTTATTTTATAAACGTCATTTCCTGATTTTATATAGAAAGTAATACCTGCACCAATATTAACTTCAATTGCGTTATCGACTGGGCTTGATTTGAAAAACGGCCCTTTGGGAGGAGTAACACCACCTCTCTTAAAAAGATCATCAGTATTTTTAATTGCAATAAATTCAGTACCAACAGTATATTTATCATCGAATACTGACGCTTCAGTAAGTAGTTTATCTTCACTAATAATTTTTCCTACTTCAACACAAAACTCTTGAAAAGTTTTAGATGAATGTTTAGCAGGATCAATAACGCGAGGTATATATTCTTTTATAAAATTTTCATCACATCCATACTGACGTAACACACTTTCTAGAATCTGAATATGAGTTCTATTGTGTGGATCTGGACACCCGTCATTGACTTTATATGCCCAATCAGTTAACGCTTTTTCTATAAAATATTTCATAAATTTCCTATATATAAATATCTAGATACCTACTCAAAGGTATAAAGATTCATTTTATTATAATTATGTCCCGTTTTACATTTTACTGGGTAAATCATTGTATCTTTTATATTATTTAATAAAGATATTTCATTAGGGTGAATGTCAAATAATAGCGCATCATAGGTATATAATACAAGCTTACTTTGATAATCTTTCAACATATTTTGTATCGACTCAATTATTAAAACATTCTGTTCAGTTTCCATAGATTGAATTAGATAATTAAATAATGTTTGAGGTTTAATATCTCTATCTTTGAGATTCTCTGCATGAACCTTTCTTTTGAATATAGGTGTTTCTACATAACCTTTACTAATATAAATATCCCAAAGTTCAAAAATATAGCTCTTTACTTTACTAAAAAATGGAATATTTTCAAACTCTTTAGGAACACCACCATATAATATTTTGAACGATACTGCTTTAGATTCATTATACTCATCTTTAGTTATAAGATCTTTTCCAAAATAATATTTACCTAAATAAGTATGCATAGAAGTTTTAGGTAAATCATAGTTAATCATTTTTGCAATTAATCTTAAATGATATGCATCGAAATCAAACTCTACTAATTTACCTTTATCGAATCTACTAATATATTTTTCTCTTGTACCATCTTCTTTATTTAACGCTGCATAGTTTATTCCATTAAATGAATTACTTGGTCTACCTGTAGTTGTCCATAAATTATATTTAGTAAATTCAACACCGTTATAAGTTGCAAGTCCATTATTTTCAATACTTCTAAAAGCAGGTATCACTTTTTTATTATATTCAGTAAAACCAGGTAAATTTTTATTTTTAATTACTTGTAATGTTTTTTCTTTTATTTTATTACAATACTCTAAATGTTTATAGACTGGTATAACATCATTTATATTATCAAGCTTCCAATACTTATTATAAAAAAACTTATGTGATTCAGTATATAACTCTTCTTTATTAATATTATATAAATTTGTAAGATAGTATAACGCATCAATATTTATAGAATTTTTTATACCTGTACTATAAGTATATTTAATATTATCATTATTAATAAAGCTTAAGCTATCGATATTGTAGATTTTATCAGAATGATTTACAAGAATACAGTAAGTCTTTTTCGAATTAATAATATAAATATACAAAAGTGATAATTTGTTAATTACTCTATGTTTACGAATATCACTGTATATAGGTATTACTATTGATTCAGAATTATTATACTCAACTTTTAGTTGAGATAGTATTTTATCATTATCTACAATCATTATAACCTTTTGAAACTTTACCTAATATAAGAAAAACTATTCAAATAAACAACTAACTTCTAGAATAATCAGAATCACTCTCTAGACTCCTATTATCCGTATCATTAACTACCGGTGCTGTCAAAGGTGATTTATATAAATCAGGATCTTTACGCAATCTTCTTGTTGACTGCGGTTCATTTGAATCTGGACTTTTAGAAACTTGATAAGAAAACCATTCTGCAACATTTTTTCTTAATTCTACAGGCGCTTGAGCAACTGCTATATCAATTACTTCACGCTTTCTCATTTCAACAGTTTTTCTATTTTTTTGTTGTTGTGGCCAGTAAAAATTTATTAAAAAATAAATTCCTTTAGCTAATTCTTCTTCAAATTCTGCAGCTACATCAGGTGCAACTTCTCTAATCTCACCAGTATATCGTAATATAATTGAACGCTTTCTACTTTCAACTAATAAATCACTTATAGGGATAGGTCCATTTATAGGAGGTGGTAATATATTTGTAGTTGCGAGACCTTTTCTATTTTCATACTCTTCTCTATGACCTAAATCAGTATACTCATCGCCTTCAGTAAAGAATTGTAGACCAGTCATAGATTGTTCAGCAGAAGGATCTCCGTGTATCGATTCATGTTTATATTCTTTACTGTTATCTTTTTCAGCCATTTTTATCTCCTTATACTAAATTAATATTTGGATTTTCTTTATTTTTAGTATGTATTTTTCTACCGTAAAATTTTGACGCTGTTTTTGCACTTTCACTCATCGATGGCATTTTCACGCCATTAACAGTCTTACCAATCATTTCAAGGTGTCCTGGGTCCCAACCAATATGAGTAGGTGAATATTTTTTCTTAGTATTTACTTTTGAAGCATCTGGATCATAATCACCATTTTTCTTATATTTATTTCCTTTCCAAGAAAAATCTCCACCCCATCTAAATCCTTCCATTTTACCATATCTTGCTGCTTCTGCCCAAAACTTAAATGCTTGATCTTTTACAAACTTTTTACCTTTTTCAGCTATAGTCTTTTTATTATTACCATATGAATAACGCTTATCTATAATATCCATAGCTTGTGAATTAGGTTCACCTTTTTCGTTAATTGCACAGTGATTACCGAATGTAACTTGTGATTTTCCAGATGAAGCTTTTTTAGCTTGAGATTTAAGAGATCTAAAACAAGTTACAATTTGAGGTTGCCATCCATCAGCTTTTAGTTTAGCTTCAACTCTTAACCAAGCTGCTGCAACAGTAGGATGAAGAGCATCTAAACTTTTATTATCTTTAGGACCATTAGCACCGCCAGATTTGAAAGTAGTTTTCTTTTTATATTCAGTAGGTGGTTGCTCTACAATTTTTGCTTCAGGCTTATTACCTGAATCACTTATCGGTCTCATTAATGTACCTATACTTGTTGACCAATCTTCTGGCGTAATACTATGATCTACGGAAGTAATTTGTAAAGCAACAGTATCTCGATACCTATCAGGTAATATACCACCTTCACTGGTAGTCTTTATATGAATCGCATTACCCATATATATACCTGATATTCCATGTAAAGTTAATGATACGTCAATAGGAATAGGTGGCCTGTATGAACCAACGGTTTGAGTATCACCATGAATATATTTTCTTACATATTGTTCAGCTATTCTTACACCTTCTTCGATAGGTTCAGTTTCGTCAGTTCCATTTAATTCAATCCTTCTAGTATCACCTAATAGGTTTCTATATGAATTTAATAATTTTTCTTCAGCAGCTTGTCTATCTTCTGCAGATCCAGTTGTATTACCTAATATTTTAATAGATGAGATAGATTTTAATCTATCAGATATACCTGCACCATACATTTGAAACATCTGTATCGATGAACCTTTTTCATTACCTGAGCCCATAGTACCGTAATATGCCATTGTAGCTAATTCATTAGGTATTTTAGATTGTATCTTAACATCTCTTAAAACATTATTAGTACCAGCTGCAGCAAATTTATAAATTTTATATCCGTTAACTTCCTGCATTCCTGTCCACCCACTTGAATAATCATCAACAAATTCAGTTGGTGTGTAATTTTCATCAATTATACTTATTTGACCTAAAGCTGAATTAGTAAGCATTTTGAAACTCCATGGCTTACCACATGCTGTATTTACTGCATCAAGAATCGTTAAACAAAATTTTCTAACATTTTCAGATTTTTCAGCTGATTCTAATACTAAATCTGCATTTATCATAATGTTTCTTAAAATGCCACTATTAGTTGGAACATTAGGTAATCCGTTAGGACCAATTCCTATAAATTTATTAAAGCAATCTTCTCCTTTTAGATATTTAGAAGCTCCTGATAGACCCGCATCTAATAAATGTTCACCTCCACTTGCACCACCTGAACCATCTGCAGTAATAATCATAGCATCTAAAGTTTCTTGACCTGGAATATAACAAACAGTTGGATCTAGTGATCTTAATCCTGAGTGATTAACGATATGTACAGGCTTCCAAACTTCTCTATTTCTTGATTGAGGTGTAAGTAATCCATCATCATCAAACTCGACACCAACTAATTTAGCAACATCAGGATCTAAAGACGCTTTTTCATTATCAGTCATTCTTGCACAAGATCTAAATAAAGTATCAAGAGTTGTGTTATTATCATTTTCTTCGTTTTGTCCAGGCTTAACTGCTTTAGGCATATATAATTCGTTTATAATATAATCTTCTATAAATCTCCACGTTACATATGTATTACCATAAACTACAGAACCTACAGGTAATAAGTTAGCTGTCTTACCCATTACATAATCATAACCTAATTCTTCGGTTACATTTTCTCTTACTTTACTATCAAGACCACCAATTCTAGGTGCATGTACAGGTTGATTGTTTGCATAAATTACTTTATGAAATTTACCACTTCCACTTAACCTTACAGGTTTTTTACCTGATTTGAAATCATCGCTGTTAACCCAAGAAAGCATTCCTAAATTTTGAGCTGTATTTGTTATCTCAGCATCAACTTTCATATTTTCATTTAATTCATTTTCTCTATCATCTGCTTTTTGATTATCAATACCTTTAGCTTTAGCAACTAGATCAGCTACTAACTGTTCATCTGATTTTGCATTATCACCTTCAAAAGATGCAACCTCTTTATAATTACCATTATCATCTTTAGTATATACTGTTATACCTGTCTGTTGTTCAACTGCATACGGTCCATATTGTCCCCAATCAACCTTTTGACCGGTTTCATCAAAATATGTTTTACCATCATCTGTACTTTTCCATCCATATTTTTTAGCTGCTGCATCTTTAGACATATACCCTTTTATATCTTCTGAAGAAGGTTTAACAGTACGTTGACCTAAAGGTATATCTTCCTGTCCAGGATCTTCCATTTTAGGTATTAATTTTTTAACGCCCCATGGATTAAACCAATTTCTATAATTTAAGTAAAGGTTGTTACCTGATGTTGTATGATCAACTATACCACTAAATGTTATTACCCAAATAGTATAATGTTTTCCTAAAGTAGAACCTTTCTTACTTGGTTTAGGATCTCTTTTTATAAAAAAATCACCATCACGAAGTTGGTCTCCCCATTTCAACTCCATGTTAGCCATACCATTATCATTTGAACCACCAGACCATAAAAAATCACTAACCTTACTATTTTGAAATCTATCTTCTAAATAATCTAAATCAGGTTTTCCACCATTAGGTCTAGTAATTTTTGACATATCTACTATACCTTTTCTTGCGTCTGTTACATTAATTCCAGCTTTCCTTATATCATCAGCATACATACAATATGCAACACATTTATTCCACCAAGTTCTATCACCTTTAATTAATGTTGTTTTTTGACGTTTTCCTCCTTTGAACTCTCCTATAAAATATTCTTCTTTAGAAGAACTACCTGTTGATTCTTCAAATTGTAAATCACCGTTTTGATCTTTAGTAATTTTAACATTATAAGCACTGGTATTTAATTTTTTAGGATTTACTTTAACTGTTATACCAGATTCACCACCACCATCTATTGCTACATCTTGTTCACCAGCTGGATCACCAAGTTCAATTTTACCTATATTATTCTTTGATTGTTTAGAAGCATTATCTTCAGCTGGTGCAGCTTCAACAGCTCTACTTTCTTTTTTAATTAAAGAAACTATAGTTCTTACATCTGAAACTTGGATTTTTTTGCCTTCAACCTCCATTTCACCACCACAATCAAAACTTACAGTAGGAATACCGGTCGCTAATGAGCCAGGTGATACAACATCAACTCTACAATCATATCCACCAGCACCATCATTAGTCCAATTAAATTTGGTTACTACACCTAAAAGTCCATCGTAAATACCTGCATCAGGTCCAGTTGGGTCAGTTATTACCGCGTTTGCTTGCTCTTCTAAATTATATAAAGGTCTTGCATCGCCTGGGAGTCCTTTAGTAATACCATATGACTTTCTTAATATTTCAGTATTTATAAGATTAGTATTACTTAAAGTACTACCATCTGTTATTAGTTCAACATTTATAGGATCAATATATTTTGTAGG